AATTAATAGTGAGGAAGATACAATCGACCCAAAAGACTAACGGCTGAGTTAAAAAAAGATAATTTTATGATGTTGCAATTTGGTGTTGCAAAAGAATTAGGTAAAAGTTTAGGTGAGGTAAGAGATATGACGTTAGATGAAATTATTGGTTGGAGTTGTTATTTTCAAATAATTAACGAAGAACAAGAAAAGGCATTTGAAAAAGCAAAACGTAGGAGATAAGCTAGAATAATAGTAATTTTTATAAGTTGTTTTGGCTGAAACAAGAGCTCCAATTGTATTTTCTTTTCAGGGTTTTGCTCAGTTAGATAAAGCAATAAATAAGTTAGAAACTTTAAAAAAAGTATTAGTTTCAGTAAATAAATTATCTAATGGTAAAACAGGAGGGGCAACAACCACAACATTAGATACAAATAGACAACAACAATTGACGGCTCAAAGCAATCAATTAAACAAAGTTGAAAAAATAAGAACTAGAATTAATGATTTAGATGTTAAAGGTACAAAATTAGCTGCATTAAAAGGTAAGTTAACTCAAGCAGAATCAGCAATTAAAAAAGGTGATTTACCTTTAGCAAAACAAATCCTTGCAGCTTCAGAAAAACGAATAACAATTCTAAATCGAGAGTCAAAAATTAATAAACAAAATACAAAAGAATTAGAAAATCAAAGAAAAAGTATAGAACAAGCAACTAAAAGTATTAGGAGAAGAAAGATTGCCGATAAGAGAAGAGTAACTGAAGAATCACCAGGATTTAGACTTGCACAGTTTAGAAGAAACAGAACAGCACAAGACAAAAGAATTAGAAGAGATGCTCTATCTAGTGCAGCTATTGGTGGTGCTTTTCCTTTGTTATTTGGGCAAGGTCCATTAGCTGCTGTGGGAGGTGCTGCTGGTGGATTTGCTGGAGGGATTTTAGGAGGTCAAGCTGGATTCGCATTATCTCTTGTTGGTACTCAGATAGGTTCAGCTATATCGCAGCTTGTTAGTGGTGCTGCTGAATTAGGAAAGGCTTTAGGACCATTCACACAAGATGTTCAAGCAGTAACGACAGCATTAGGTTTACAGGGTTCAGTTCAAGAAGCACGAATAAATAAAATTGAAGAATTAAAAGGTAAAACAGCAGCTTTTATTGCTGCACAAAAAATTATGTCAGCAGAAATTGGACAACGTGGTGTTGACGCTTTAAAGAAATTTGGAGAAAGTACAAGAATTTTAGGAAGTCAATTTGCTTTAGCCTTAACAAAATTACAAGCATTGACGGCTGGTTTTTTAAATTTTATTAATACAATTACAGGAATAAATAAAGTATTAGAACAAGCTGATGCGAATAGAGTTGTAGAAGCTGAAGCAGCTTTAGGTGATACAGAAGCTCAAGATCTACAAAATAGACAAGATGCTATAAATGAAAAAAGAAGAGGAGTAAATGCTTTTATAAATCCTTTATCTCCTACAGAAAGTATTGAATTAAGTTTAAAACAAAAAGAATTGGATATAGAAAAAAAATTGTTTGCTATTAGAAAAAATACACAAGTAGAAGCTGATAATTTAACTCAAAAATTTGATGCTTTAGGAGTTTCTATAAAAGCAGAAGCAGAAGAAACACAAAGAATTGCTGAGTTGAGAAAACAAGGATTAAATCCAGCACTTGCAAAAAGTATCGCAGGAATCGAAAAAGAAGGTCAATTAGCTAAAGATAATTTACAGTTAGAAATTGATAAAATAAGGCAAAAACTTACTGCTACTGAGGAATTAACTGATAAAGACCAAGTTAGATTAGAAGAATTAGTAAAAGCAAAACAAGCTATAGATGGTCAAGTTGATAGCTTATCGGAAGCTGCTGAAGCAACAGATAAGTTAAACGAATCTATTAAAGATTTGAAATCTAATTTTGAAATAATTGGTCAATCTATTGCTTCTGGTGTTACTGATAATATAACTGCTGCTATTCAAGGTACAAAATCTTTAGGTGATGCTGCAAAATCAATATTAAATGATTTAAGTTCAACTTTAATAAAACTTGGTGTTAATACATTATTTGCTAAAGTTCCTGGTTTTGGTGGATTACCAAGACTTTTACCTTTCGCAGATGGCGGTAGACCTCCTGTCGGTAGACCTTCACTTGTAGGAGAAAAAGGCCCAGAACTTTTCGTTCCAAAAAGATCAGGCACAATAATACCTAATGACAAACTAGGAGGAGGTAGTACCAATATCAGTGTTAATGTAGATGCCTCTGGATCGTCTGTACAAGGAGATGAACAACAAGGTAAAGAACTTGGCAGACTTATTTCTGTGGCAATACAATCTGAATTATTAAAACAAAAAAGACCTGGAGGTTTATTAAGATAATGGCTACTTTTCCAAGTTATAATCCTGTTTTTTCTGCAAATAAAACTGATATTACTAACACTAGAACAGTTCAGTTTGGTGATGGTTATCAACAAAGATTTACTTTTGGTTTAAATCAAAAAGCAAAACAATGGAGCTTGGTTTTTAATGTTGATACTACTGACGCAACTATCATAGAAACTTTTTTAGAAGCAAGAAAAGTTGATGGTGCATCTTTTGATTGGTCACCTCCAGATGAAACAACTACTTATAAATGGGTATGTCCTTCTTTTACAAAAGAAATATTTGATTTTGATAGAAACAGAATAAATGTAACTTTCATACAAGTTTTTGAACCCTAATGGCATATCCCATATCTGAAACTCAATCAATAAATCCTGGTTCAGTTATAGAGATGTTTGAGTTAACAACTGATGCAGCTTTACATGGATCAGCAACTACATATAGATTTCATTCGGGTGTAAATTTAATATCATATGGATCTAACAATGCTAATGGCTCAATCATTTGGAATGGGAATACTTATACTTCCGTGCCTGTAGAAGCTGAAGGGTTTAAATATGCAAATGGACAATTACCTCGTCCTACTTTGACTATTAGTAATGCAACTAATTTAATTACAGCTATTTTATTGAATGTAAATGCAGTAACACCAGGAAACGATTTAACTGGTGCTGTTGTAACTCGATTAAGGACTTTAGCAAGATTTTTAGATTCTGCAAATTTTGATGGAGGTACAAATCCTTATGGAACTCCTGATCCTACAGCAGAATATGCAAGAGAAATCTATAAAATTGATAGAAAATCAACAGAGAATAGGGCAGTTGTTCAATTCGAGTTAGCTGCTTCTTTTGATTTAGCTAATATTCGTATTCCTTTAAGAGTTTGTACAAAAGAACTTTTTCCCTCAATAGGATCGTTTCTTCCATGAGTGATTGGAAAGCAAATGCTCTTAATCATGCAAAGGTTGAAGATCCAAAAGAATCTTGTGGTTTATTGTTAAATATTAAAGGCAAAGAAAGGTATCATCCTTGTCGTAATTTATCTATGACAAATCATCAATGTTTTATTCTTGACCCAGAAGATTATATAAAAGCCGATTTACTTGGTGAAATAACAGCTATTGTTCATAGTCATCCAGTTACACCACCAATGCCTAGTCAGGCAGATCTTGTTTGTTGTGAAAGCACTAATCTTCCCTGGTACATTGTTAATCCCAAAACTGAACAATGGGGGTATTGCGAGCCAAAAGGATATAAAGCTCCTCTTATAGGAAGAGAATGGGTGTGGGGTGTTACTGATTGTTGGGCTTTAGTTAGAGATTGGTATAAAGAAGTAAAAAATATAGAGCTTAGAGATTGGCAAAGGCCAACGACTCCAGAACAATTTATTAAAAATCCTATGTTTGAAAAATGTGCAGAAGCTACTGGATTTAGAGAGTTAGAACCAAATGAGAAACTTGAGAATGGAGATTTATTATTTATGTCAATAATGGATGCTGGTTTAAATCATGTGGCTATTTTTATAGATGGAGATGTCTTACATCATTTATCTAGTAGACTTAGTTGTAAAGAACCATATTCACCATGGTTACTAAAATGTACAGGCAAGAGGTTGCGTTATGTTGCGTAAACTAAAATTATATGGAGAACTGGCTAATTTTATAGGCCATAAAGAATTTGAAATTAAGGTACATAACTTACCTCAAGCTATTAGTTTCTTAGTGAATAATTTTCCAGAAGTTGAAAAATACATGAGTCCTAAATACTATCAGGTAAAAATAGGCAATTATCAAATTAATAAAGATGAAATAAATTTTCCTATAGGTCAACAAGATATTCATATTATTCCTGTTATAAGTGGTGCTGGTGGAGATGCTTTTAACCAATTCTTATTGGGAGGACTATTAATTGGAGCGTCATTCTTCTTCCCAGGTGCAGGATTATTTGGGACTACAGGTTTATTAGGTGCTGGTGTTGCTGGAACGGGAATAGGAACTCTTATTGGTACTGGTATTAGTGCGATTGGTGCTGGTTTATTGATTCAAGGAGTCAGTGATATGTTATTCCCTACAGAAGATCCAACTAATGAAGACAATCCACAAATATCTTTTAACTTTTCTGGAACGCAAAATACTGCTAGGGCTGGCACACCAGTTCCTATTGTATATGGTGAAATATTTACAGGTTCAGTTGTAATAAGTGGTGATATTGATACTGTTGCGGTACAGGCATGATTGATAAAAATCCATTTATTTCAGGATCAGGTGGAGGTGGAGGTAAAGGTGGCGGCCAAGACCCACCAAGTATTACTCCTGATAATTTACATAGTAAACAGTTTGCTACATTACTTGATTTAATTTCTGAAGGTGAAATAGAGGGTTTTGCTACAGCTTCAAAAGAAGGAAGAACTAAAGGTACTACTGCTTATAAAAATGCTGCTAAAAAAGATATTTTTTTAGATGACACACCAATTTTAAGTTCAACTGCTGATTCAACCGATCCATTAAGTTCAGAATTTAATCATCAGAATATTGATTTTGATGTACGTTTTGGAACAGACCCTCAAGCAAAAATGTCTAGGGTTTCAGGAAGTTCCTCCGTTTTTAATGTAGGAGTAAAAGTTGAAAATGGTAATCCTATTACTAGACAACTAACCAACAATAGTAATTTAGATGCAGTAAAAGTTACTGTCACTGTACCTCTTTTGCAAATCATTGAAGATGATGGTGATATTGTAGGCTCACAAGTAAGTTTTAATATTCAACTTCAATATGATGGAGGTGGTTTTACAACTGTCTTATCTGACACGATAAGAGGTAGAACAGCAGATGCTTATAATAGAGAATACAGAGTAGCACTATCTGGAAATCATCCAGTAGATGTTCGTGTTGTTAAAACATCTGGAGATAGTACAGACAGAAATCAAAGGGATTTAATCTGGCAGTCTTATTCAGAATTAGAAGATGATTCAAATACATACCCAAACAGTGCTTATACAAGATTAAGAATAGATTCAGAATTTTTTAGTCGCATCCCAGCTAGAAAATTTAGAATAAGAGGTGTAAAAGTAAGAATACCAGGCACAGGAGCAGGTGGATCGGGTACTCCTACTGTTGATCTACAAACTGGAAGAGTTGTTTATCCTAGCGGTTATATTTTTAACGGTGTTATGGGTGCTGCTCAATGGACAACGTGCCCTGCTCTAATACTTCTTGATTTACTTACTAATACTAGATATGGATTAGGTAATCATATTATTGATAGTAATTTAGATTTATTTTCTTTTATAACTGCCAGTAAATTTTCTAATGAACTTGTTGATGATGGTTTTGGTGGTTTAGAAGCTAGATTTGCTTGTAATATTAATATTCAGCGTAGTGTTGAAGCTTTTACTGTTATTAATACATTGTCATCAATAATGAGATGTATTCCTTTTTGGTCAGAAGGAGCATTACAACTTACTCAAGATAGTCCAAAAGATCCTAGTTATCTTTTTACATTAGCCAATGTAGGTGAAGAAGGTTTTAGTTATACAGGTAGTAGTTTAAAAACTAGAAGTACAGTTGTAGCAGTTTCATATTTTAATATGGATACCAGAGATTTAGATTTTGAAGAAGTAGAGGCAGAAGCAGCTTATAAAAATAAATATGGACATCATTTAAAAAGAATTAAAGCATTAGGTTGCACAAGTAGAGGTCAAGCAAGACGATTTGCAAAAGCAATTCTTTTTACTGAGCAAAGAGAAACAGAAGTTGTAAGTTTTACTACATCAATGGAATCTGGTGTAGTTGTAAGACCTGGTTCAATAATTAGTATTTCTGATCCTGCAAGATCAGGAGTAAGACGAGCAGGAAGAATTAATTCAGCTACCACTACTCAAATAACAGTGGATGATTCTAGTTCTACTGATTTATCAGATCAGAATAATCCTAAATTAAGTGTAATTTTACCGAATGGGACTGTTGAGACAAAGAATGTAGTTTCAATATCAGGAAAAGTTATCACTGTAGATTCTTCCAGCCCATTTAGTGTCGCTCCAAATTCTAATAGTGTTTGGATGCTTGAAAACGACACAGTATCATCTCAACCTTTTAGAGTTATGTCTGTTGAAGAAAAAGATGGTATTAATTATGGTATTTCTGCATTAGCTTATGTAAACGAAAAATATGCTTTTATTGAAGATGGAGAAACTATTACTCCACAACAAATATCAGTATTAAATCTTTTAAAACCTCCTCCAAGTGGACTTTCTGCAAATGAAGTTATAGTTCTTATAAACAATCAACCTGTATCAAAATTAATTGTTAGATGGCAACCTGTAACTGGTGTCTCTAGTTACATGGTCAATTATAGATTTAATGATAATAATATCGTTTCGGTAACAACAAGTAGTCCTGATTTGGAAATATTTAATACAAAAGTAGGTGCGTATGAAGTATCTGTTTTTAGTCTTAATGCTGCATTAGAAGCTAGTGCTACTTCTGCCAGTGATACTTTTACAACTATTGGAAAAACTGCTGTTCCTGGAGATGTCACAGGAGTTTCTGTTGAACAAATTCCAGGAGATAATGGATCAATTAGATTAAATTGGAATAAATCAACAGATTTAGATGTAACTCATGGTGGTTTCGTTTATATCAGACATGACAGTTCAAGAACTGATGGAACGGGTACATTTGAAAATGCTGTAGACCTGATAGAAGCTGTACCTGGGAACTCAACTTCTGCCATAGTTCCTGCAATTACTGGAGAATATATTCTTAAGTTTCAAGATGATGGAGGTAGATTTAGTGTAGGAGAAGGAAGTGTAGTAGTGCAACTTGCTGATACTTCAACTAATTTATTAGTTCAAACAAGAAGAGAAGATCAGGATGTTCCTAAGTTTCAAGGTGTAAAAATAAATACTGCTGTAGATGAAGCTACGGATGCTCTTAACTTAGCTGGTGTAGGACTTTTTGATGATATTGGAATTAGCATTGGATTGTCTTTTGATGATCCTGTTATTGCTTCAATAGATGATATAGGTGGAAGTGCTCCTTCTGGAAGTTATGACTTTAAAGATACTTTAGATTTAGGTGCTGTATTTAGCCTTGATTTAGTAAGACATTTTAAAACAGAAGGTTTTTATCCATCAGAATTGTTTGATGCAATAAAAAATGTAGATAAAAGAAATCCTTTTGATGGAACAGAAGCTAACAATGTGGATGCTCAATTATTTGTACGGAGAACACAAGACGATCCAACTGCTAGTTCTCCTACTTATACAGCTTTTGAACCATTTTCAAGTGGTACATTTACAGGTAGAGGTTTTCAATTTAGAGCAGTTCTTACAAGTGATGATCCAGATCAGGACATTAGAGTATTTGAATGTGGATATACAGCAAAAATCCAAGCAAGACAGGAAATTAGAACTAATATTACGCAAAGTGCAGGGCCAACAGCATATACTTTTGACCATAGATTCTTTACTGGAACGGCATCTTTATTAGGAGCAAACAGTAATTTACCTTCAGTAAATATAACTGCACAAAATTTAGCTTCTGGGGATTATTTTGTTATTACAAATTTAAGTGGCACTGGATTCACAATAGACTTTAAAAATAGTTCTGATAACTCTATTAGTAAAAATTTCTCATATACGGCTGTCGGTTTCGGTAAAGGGTAGTACAATAGGATCAATGTTTCTTTTAGAGAATGGCAGTACCAGGAACTACCACTAGCGTAACGGACAATAATTATAATACCGATAATGGAACAGGTGCACAGGTTCGTGCCAAAATAAATTCAATATTTACAGCATTACGAACTTTTAGTTCTCAATCTAGTGATCCAACAGGAGCAGGAAATTTAGCACAATTCCAAGCTCATATAAATACTTCAGATTCAAATAATAATTTATTAAAAATATGTATTGCTGTTTCTGGAAGCGGTAATGCTGCCACAGGTACATTTAAAACCATAGGGAATATAAATTTAGATAATTTAGGTCATGTTGTAGCAGCAAGTCCTACGATGACAGGTGATGTTACGATGTCATCTACTGGATTTTTACTCATTCCAAAAGGTACTGATGCACAGCAACCTGGGCAAGTTGGAGCACCAGCAGCAGCGATAGGACAATTAAGATATAACGAAACTCAAAATAGGTTTGAAGGATATAAGAATACTGGATGGGGAGAGATTGGTGGAGGTGCTGGAGCTACTGGAGGAGGAACAGATCAGGTCTTTGTTGAAACGGGTCAAAATGTTACAGAGGACTATACTTTATCTGCTGGAAAAAATGCGATGACAGTATCGCCTACAATAAATGCGGGCAAAGAAATAGTCGTGCCAAACAACGCAACCCTTGTTATCTTATAGTTATGCCAATAGGAATTAACGGAAACGGAACTATTACAGGAGTCATAGTAGGAGGACTCCCTGACGGTATTGTTGATACCGATATGCTTGCTGCTAATGCAGTAACTCCAGCTAAGGCAAGTGGTATTGGAGGTAAATTTGCTAGTTATGCAATCATCGCGGATCAAAAAGCAAATGATGTTGATGGTGGTACATTTACTACTGGGGCTTGGAGAACAAGAGATTTAAATACTGAATTAGCTGATCCTGACGGTATAGTTTCTATCAGCAGTAATCAATTTACTCTACAAGCTGGCAGTTACTTAATAGAAGCACAAGCTCCATGTTTTCAAGGGAATCGGCATATGATAAAACTTTATCAAACATCAGGAACTCCAGCAGATATAGCTTTTGGTACTGGTGAGTATGCTAATAGTTCATATAGTGGTAATACCTCAAGTTTTTTAAAAGTTAGAGTAACAATAAGTTCAGCAACAACTTATGAAATAAGACATCGAAATGCTGCCACCCGTACCACTTTAGGATTTGGACTCGGATCAGATTTTGATAATAATACAGAACTATATACAGTCGTAAAAATATTTAAGGAGGTATAATCATGGCAATTAATTCTGATACAGACATAAATTTAGCTTTGTTACAGCTAGGAAAAAATGCTAACCGTTATAGATTAGATCAAAATAATCTTCCTCATAAAATCATTGAGTGGGATTCTGCTAATAAAGATTCACAACCAACTGATGATGAACTTAATGCAGCTTTTACAGCATGGAAAAATGCGAATGAATATAAACAAAAGAGAGAAGCAGAATATCCTGATTGGCAAACACAAATGGATCAACAATATTGGGATAGTGTTAATGGAACAACGACATGGAAAGATGGTATTGCTAAAATAAAATCAGATTATCCAAAGCCTAGTTAATTATGAGCAAAATTTCACTCAAACACTCAGGCGGTAATGTTGTTTCACTCAACTCACCAACCAACGCTCCAGGAGCAGCAGACGTAGCATTTAAGCTACCAAATGCTGATGGATCGGATGGTCAGGCTTTAGTTACAGATGGTGCTGGAAATTTAAGTTTTGCTAATGCTGGAAGTGGTACAGCAAGAAATTTGATAATTAACGGAGCTATGCAAGTGGCTCAACGTGGTACGTCATCTACAGGAAATTTATATCAAACAATAGATAGAATAAGAACTTCAAGTGGAAACCTTGGAAGTATAAACCTTACTCAATCACAGCAACAATTAGCATCAAGTGATACTCCTTATTCAAGTGGATTTAGATATTTTTATAGAGCAGCTTTATCAGGAGCAGGGACAGTTAATGCAAATGGTTATATAGGTATTTCACAAAGATTAGAGGCACAAGATATTGCACAATCTGGATGGAATTATACATCAGCATCAAGTAATATAACGCTTCAATTTTGGTTTAGATGTAGTACAAATCAAACATTTTATGGAATTTTAGAAACTTCAGATGGAACACCATATAGTTACCCTTTTGCATTCACAGCATCTGGTGATAACGCTTGGACAAAAATAACAAAAACGATTCCTGGTAATTCTAATTTACAATTTGATACAGATACACCAGCAAACGCAGCAGATCGTGGTCTTAAAGTTGGATTTACTCCTTGGTATGGTACAGACTATACAGGATCTAAAACTGCGGATGCTTGGAGTGCTTATTCTGGTTCGGCTGAATATCCTGATTACGCATCTACATGGTTAACTGCTGGAGCTTCTACTTTTGATATTACAGGAGTTCAATTAGAAGTAGGCAGCGTTGCAACAGATTTTGAGCGTAGGTCATTCGGTCAGGAGCTTGCTTTATGTCAGAGATACTTTCATACCTTAGAAGGTGATAATAATGATTTCTTAGCAATAGGACTTTCAGTTAATGCTGGTAATCACTATATGATTCATCACTTCCCGCAACCAATGAGAATACATCCATCTTATTCAAGCACAAGTACTAACGTTGACTTATTAGCTGCTGATACATCTTCAAATATTAATGCTAATAGTTTAGTAATAGTTGGCCCTGAGACAACACCCAATCCAACAGTATGCTGGTTATATGGTAATACATCAAACACTGCAACTGGTGGTCAAGCTTGTGTTTGGAGACCAAATGCTGATGGTCTTGTCATGTCCTTTTCTGCGGAGCTTTAATTATGGCAACACGTTACAAACTAAATAAAGATATTCTCGACATGGATGGTAATACGATTAAACGTGTAACAGCAATAACAAGAATAGAAGATGATGGAAGTATTACTTGTATTCCTAAATGCGAAGGAAACACCGATTACCAACAATATCTAGAATGGGTAGCAGAGGGAAACACAGCAGAGGAGGCTGATTAACCATGAGTACATTAAAAGTTGCCAACATAAAGCATGAGACAAGTGGAATCAATACCCTTGTTTTTGATAATGGTGGAACGTCTGGTGGTAACGGTAGAGTTACGACAAAAGGAACTATTGGAGAAGTTTCTGCTTTAGGAAATAAGACAGGTGATATTACTTTAGATTTTCAGACAGCAAATAATTTTTCAATGACCTTAACAGGTACTAGTGTTTTAAAAAATCCTACAACTTTAGTAGCTGGACAATCAGGTATTTTGTTTATAACTCAAGGAACTGGTGGTAGCAAATTACTGTCATACGAAAACTATTGGGAGTTTTCAGATGGAGCTTTACCAGTTTTATCTACTACTGCTGGAGCGATTGATATAATTGCATGGATCGCTCGATCATCTACTAAAATCTCTGCACAGTTTATTGGCGATTTTAAAGTACCAACATAATGAGCAGTATAGGAAGTCCATCACCTTTCTTTTTAGCAGGAAAGAAAGCGTACAAGGTAGAACGTAGTTTAA